GACAGAATCAGTTTGAATTTGTGTATTAGTAGCTTTGTGTGTTACTTTTTTTAATTTGTGTAAAAAAGAAATTTCATCTCCAATTAAAAGATTTTGATTATCAAAAGTATTAGTAAAATCTACACTTATAAGATTTACTAGTCTATCGAAATTAACATAAGAAGTTAGCTTAGGAGATTTATTTGTTAATTCTAAATTTTCTAAAGAAGTTGGTATATTTTGCGGGAGAGTAGTAAAGGAGTTATCACCACCAATAAATAGTTCCTTTAAAAGGTTTCTATTTATAAAGCTAAGAGGGAACTCTGTTAGACTTGTACTGGTAAAATTAAGCGATTCTAAAAATACAAATTCAGGAAGCCTTGATAGACTTTCTAAGGCTTCGGATGTGCTGAAATCAATTGAACCTAAAAAACTTAAATTTTTAAGTGGTAATGAAAATAAACTACTATCAATTTTTGGTAATTCTGCATTTTCAATTTGAAGAGTATCTAGAAGATTTAAAGAACTTAAATCTTCAGGAAACGACTTTATTCCACTTTCTACTCTAAATATAAGTGATCTTAGAGAGGTAAATTTTTTAATGTCTTCAGGAATTATTTCGCCTACATTAACATTTACTGTGTTTATGCTCTCTATTTGTTTAGGCTTCTCAAAAGTAAATACGACAGTGTGCTCATCTAGTCCATCCGTGTATTCGTGCTCATTTCTAGCAATATCATTATTAGCTACACTTAGATTTTTTTCACTAAAAGTACCATCCCCCCAGCCTATTGTTAGTTTTTGAGTTTGTAAACTAAAAATACGAAATGTGATACTAATCCTCATTTCGTTAACAACATCATTATCTCGAAAAGTGTTACCGCTAAAGAATCTACCAGTAACAGAAGGGTCTTGAGTTGTGTCTGTTATTTCTGGTGTAGGTACTGTAAACGCCAAATTATTAAATCGATATCCAAAAAGAACATCATCTGCTGTGTATGTTGACATATTTTTTTATATTAAAATGAATTTTTTCCAAAGTCCTGTTGTATCGTTTACTAGCTTATATACGATTCCGTTGTCACCAGCATTTTCACAAATAAGTTCAAATCCAATAACCCTTCCAGGAACACGAATGTTAAGCTCTGCATCTGTTAGAGTAGAAGAGGTAATAGATGGGTCTGACTCATACAGATTTACTATCTGTTTGGATCTACTCACAGAGCCTTCACCTACTACAACTGCTGCATCTTGGTCTAGACCTTGATGCTCTGGCATATACCTAGAACCAAAGACATCTATAATTTGCCATTTGTTTAAGCCTCCCTTAGTAATATATGCAAATTTGGTAGTCCCTTGAAGACCAACATTTGCGGTATTGTTTGGTAATGAAATTTGATTTTCTTCTAAAGAACTAGAATTTTCATTATCAATTTGAATTTCAAAATTTGAGTTGTTGATAAGGTATATAATTTTGTAATCTTCCGAAATATTAAACCCAGTGAATACAGCTTTTCCATCTGTATTTGTAGCTACTATTATATTTCCTTCTACTTGAAAGTTGTCGTACACACCTCCTATAATTACTTCTTGCTCTACTTCATCTATAAAGGGGTGAATCCCATCTGCACCATCATTGATAAGTTCTGAAGTTTCAGTAATTATAGAAGCTTCTATAAGAGCAACAATCTCAATAAATCTAATCGCCAGTGCATTATTAGACACAGGATTAAAGGAAAAGGGATTAAGACTTCTATCTATAACAAGAAGTACCTGTGTGTTTTCTGCCAAAGCTTCTAGATCCTCTGCATCTAGCTGCAATTCACCTTGGCCATAATCGCCAGCATCGCCTTTAAAGAGGTAACTTTCTGCAATATCATCTACTATAGCCTTAAGGATGGTTGCTCCTACGCTTGTAGCTTGTATAGTTATTGCTGGTGATATTCCATTCACATAATCGATAAGGCTTGTAATTCCTATATCTCCAAAATCTTCGGTGACCGTCGTGTTTATTTCTTCAAAGTCCTCGACAGATTTTAGCTTTTGACTGGTTAAAAAAAGATTTGTAGCTCCTAAAGTAGTATTTCCTCCATTGCCAAAGGTTTTAGTACCACCTCCTATTTTGGTTAATTTAAAAAAGTAAATGTTATTAATATCTCCATTTACAAATTCAACATATTTAATATATCCAAAATTTGCAAATTGAAAAGTAAATGGATTACCATCGTTTATTTCTTCAGCAACATCACCGCTTAGATTTGTAGATGAAACTTGAGGGCCTATAATAGTTTTGAAATCAGCTTCAGCATTAAGCAAGTAAGCAAAATTTTCATTTATCTTAAGGGCGCCGGCTCTTGCTGTATCTCCTGTTCCATCGTTTGGTGTTGTGCCTCTGTTTATATTTTGTATGCTCATTATTCGCTGTAATCAAAAGTTAGTAGTGTAGAATCCATAGTGACCAAGGTAGAATCAAATCTAAAAGCTAGTAGATCTCCTGGATCCACAATTACTATGTCATCATTTATGGTACCTCCATAATTATCGCCATATAATATTTTTTTATTTAGACTCATGAGAATACTATTGCTCTTACCTCTTCACTTATGGGTAGATTAGTTATTTGTTTTTCTGCATTTGCAAACACCGCAGATTTAAGTGTAATTTTTGCAAAAGCCTGTGCTTGCTCGTTATCGCTTTGCCCTACTACTTTTGCTTGAGCAAAAAGCTTTATAATAACAGTATCTGTTGCATTTATAGAGAAGACAGAATCTTCTATTAATGAGGTGAGCGAATCAGAATTCATGTCCGATTGTCTAATTATAGATTCAAAAATAGAAATGCCATTTTTAATAATTTCTATAGAGGCAAAAAGTGTAGAGCTTTGATAGTTTGTAGAAAAGATATCTAGAAGCATATCGAAGGTTACAGATACACTTTCATTGCCAGTAAGATTTGGATTCAAGTTAACACCATAAGTAAAGAACTCTGTCATTTCTCTACCATCATCGCTCTCATCTCCACCTCTCTCTATCTCTACAAGAGTAAGTGTTGAATTCGAAACTCTTATCACGTTTACTTCGTCAAAGGCACTTAGGCCATTACTATCTGTGACCGTAATCCTAAACTTATAGTAGTCTATAGAAAGCTGGTCAACTTCAGTCTGCAAATTGTTTGGTGTATCTATAATCGCATTACCAGCTTCAGAAACTTGTTCCCATTGTATAATTTCTATAGTACCAGAAGGAGCATTGGCCACCGCACTCAAAAAGGAAGCGCTGTCATTTACTCCAATAATAATATCTGGTCCAGCATCTACAAATGGTGGAATCAATTCTGAATTTGCTCCTTGATAAAGCATTTCATTTGCGATAAATTCTGAAGTATTATCGTCTGGCATCCATGTGCAATTGCTCAGAGTAAAATATCTTTGCTCATCGTTGTACTGAATTTTAAGAATATCGTTATACTTTAAAGGAGAATCTGTAGCACCTTCAAAACTAAAGTGTGGCGTTTCATAGATCTTCTTTTCTATTTCGCCCACTATCTGGCCAAAACGTTTGTCCTCCACTACAAAAATAGCATCGGACCAGCTAGTGATCTCATTTCTAGATCTTATTTCGTCTTTATACCTAGAGTAATTAACCAATATATGACCATCGGTTAAAGATTGATTCACTTCTATAGCTGCAGATTCCCCATCTTCATAATTGAATATGATATTAGGATCATTAAGAATTTCTCCAGTTAAAACATTAGGCCCGTTAACATGAAATATTTTATTTTCTGAAAACCTAAGTCTATAAGCCATCACTGCAGCCTGTAATAAGACTATGGCATAAGTAATACCGTCTTTTACGGTGTAGTATTTTACAGGTAAGAAAAATCTATTCGCTTCATTATTACCAACCAATTGCCTAGTCCTTTCAAGGTAAAACGCCTCTGTAAATAGGGTAGGATCATCACCAAACCTTAAATCTATTTCAGAAATATTAGATCCTACTTGACCATTTTCTATAATGTAGATTTCATCTTGTATTTCTGGCACCACTTCAATACTTAATTCCTTAAATCTACTGCCTGGATAGTATGAACCAGATGAAGAAGAATTAAAGACTGAAAAAGGCTTATAGAATTTAAGATCTAATAGACCATCTTCTTCAGGTTTTATAATAAGCTCTACAGAAGCTTCACCGTTTTCAAACTTTAGATAAGCCTGGTCGTTTCGACTTACATTAAGATTGGTAACAATCACTTCACCATTTAGCTTTACTTCGTAGACTTGACTTTTGGACCATAAGGTAAAATCGGCCCCTGCTAAATCTTCATCAGAAAGAAGATCATAAAATAATCTTTCTATTTTAAGTATAATTTTTAGTGTTGAATTCTTCTTTACAAAAAGTTTTTCTCTAAGTGTTATAAATTTGCTAGTGTCTAATTCTGCATCAATCCGTCTGTACACTAAATAAAATTCAGGTGGTCTTATATTAATGTCTTCACTATCAGCTGAAACAAATTTATAATTCCAATTTTTTGGGCGCCATAAAGCATCAACTTGACCTCTGTAAATTACCCAGGGTACTTCATTTTCTTGTATAATATCTTTAGGAAACTGAAATTTATTCCGTTCGTATGTCACAACAGCTTCTCTTATAGAGGGTACCATTCTTACACTAGGATCTGCTAGTAATGTAATTTGCTTTACCGTTCTTTCGTAAGATTCATCACGTAAGAAGTTAGCTTCTAGATCGAACACCTGGTAGCTCACATTTATCAATTGTCTTTTGTTGAAACCTTCAATAAACCATTTCCCCTGGCACTGGTAAACTTGGCAACGCATCGACTCCAGTAAATCTTTAAGGAGTTGGTAGGCATTATCTTTATTGAAATCCCAGAGCATTGTATCTACTAGAATCTTAGACCAGTTTGGCTCATTAATGTTGATGAGAGCAGGGGAGAAGTATAATTCTAAATCTACCTTAGTCAGTTTTAAGATAGCACAAAGCACTTCAATAACCGTTTTTTCTTCATTGTAAAAGTCAGGAGAAAGCTTAAGTCCTTTGAGCAATCCCAAACCATCAACTGCAGAAAAGTTGACGTAAAATATACCACGTCTATATGGTTCTTCGTAAGATTCTGGAAGCAAGTAGCCTTGCCAAACGATTTCTTGAGTAGTCGATATTCTTTTGGTTACCAGCCATTTGTGTTCGTCTGCTGTAAACAGCTCAACATAGGCAGCATCTCTTGCATCTGTAGCTTCTAGGGTAAAATTAAGCTCACTACCTACAATAGGTTGAGTCTTGGAGTCACCACCTATCCAATTGAGTTGTACAGAATTACGCTCTGCATATTTCAGCAAGAGTTCATTCTCTAGATTCTCCACGTCTTGTATGTGTATCTCGTAGTTAGCCACGTCGGTTTCTGTAATTTTGCGCTCGCGAAATAATTAAAATTAAGTCCTGACCGCTTATTTTATTAACTACTTCTAGTTGGCTCATGTCACCGCCCATGCTATCTCCAAGCATGGATTTAAGTTTATTAAGAGGTGTTATGACTTCCGGATTTCCACGGTTTGCACCAGCATATTCACCTACCAAAGCATTTACAGGTCCGCTGACTATACCACCATCTGCAAAAGCTACTTGGCCACCACCACCACTTTCTGCAATGTTTGCAGCTGCAGATTTTGCTATCGTTCCTAAAGCAATTAATGCAATACCGGCAACAATAGCACTAATACCTGATAGATCAATTAGTGATTTTTTAATCGCTTCAATTGTAGTACCAATACCAAGAGCAAGTTTTCCTAGCCTTATAGCTATGTTTCCAAAAGTATTTAGTACTAAGCCTAAAAGAGCTTCCATTCCTACATTACCAGTAGCAATGTTACCAATAATTTTACCAAAGCCTTCAGCAAAACCTAGTGAAGCTTGTTCTAGTATTTCCCTAGATCGGTTTTTAAAAAAGGCTAAGTTTTCATTTATCTTAGTCGTTTCTTCATCTATTATATCACCATCTGCTCTAAGTTGATCGCCTATCCCAGTAGACATTAATCCACCAGACTGTAATGTGCCTACAGATTGTATTTGAGGTCGTCCACCTTGGCCTGTCGGAGTTGGGTTACTAATTAATGTATCGTTAAGATTAATTATTTTTAAAAGTTCCTCAGCTTGCGCCTCTAGTTCTTTAGTTCCGTTGGCAGTTTCTAGAGCTAGTAATTTTTCTGCCAGAGCGAGTTGTGCTTTTTGTGCTGCAGCTGCTTGTGCATTATCAGCTACACCATTAAAAGATGCTGCTTGTGCATCTGTCACTGCTTTTCTTCTTGCTGATAATTCCAGTTCCTTTTCTATAATTTTTGCCTGGATCTCCTGCAGCTTTTCTTGTGCTGCTTTTGCCTTTGCAGTTTTTAGTAAGGCTTCATTATATTTATTTACAGCAGTAGTCGCTTCATCTGTATTTATAGTCTCGAGCTTTAGATTCCCCAAATATTTTGGAGAGATTCTATTGAGCTCTTGTATAGCTTTTATCCTTTGTTGCTTACTTACATTTTCATCACGAGCTGTAAATAAAAGCTCTTCGACTTTTGCCTTTTCTTTAGCGATGGCATCTGTAGCTCTATTAGTAACCTCTGTAAGTTGATCTTGACTTTCAACTACTTTTTCAGTTTCTTTATTAAATAAATAAAATGCGGATACAGCAACGCCAATTCCTGCAGCAATTAGTCCAAAAGGTGTGGCCAACATTGCCACTTTTAAAATTCCAAAGGCAGTAATTAATCCGGGAATAACTGTAGTCATTAGGAATCCTAAGCCTGTAAGTAATGGTCCTAGTGCAGCAACTAGACCTATAACGACCAAGGCGTTGTTTTTTATAGTAGGATCTAGATCGTTAAAAGCTGTGACCAATCTAGATACAAATTCCATGATTCTAGTAACGATAGGTTGCAAAGTTTTAGCTAGATCTGCTATAGCTAACTGGAAGGCTAACTGCGATTTTCTGGCTTCAGTTACATCTTTGTTATTTTCCCTGTATTTTTTATTAACTTCTTCTAAGCCAGTACTGGCTAATTTGTTTAAAATAAAGTTTTGTTCTTCACCTAGTTTGGTAGCCTCCGCTAGACCAGCATTAAAATCATCTAGGTTTATGCCAGACCTTTCTAAAAGTTCAGAAAATGGACCAATAGCTTTACCAGTGGCTAAAGTTTCTTGCAGTCCATCTGCAATACCTTCAAACTTTAAAGTATCAGAAAACTTAACGGCAGCACCAGAAATATTATCTAAAGCCCTAGTAAGATTTTCGCCTTTAAATCCAGCAGCTAGTAAGTTCGATAAACCTTCAACAGAAGAATCTGTTTCACCAGTGATGGCTTGTACTTCTTTGAGCTGATCGCGAATAAAATTAAGACCTTCGCCAGCCAATAAAGCGTTGGTTTCCAATCTACCAAGATCGGATCTTAGCTCTTCAGTACCTTTAGTCACTAATGCAAGTCCAGCAACTACAGGAGCAGTAAAATTCATGCTCATGCTACTGCCTATACTAGATAGGCGTTTGCCGACTTTCTTCATCCTTCTATCGACATTCTGCATCTGGGAAGAAAACTGCTTAAGGTCCGCTTTAAATCTTATCGATATGTTGGCTAAACTACTCATGAAGTGACTTTGTGAATAGCTTCAAAAATAGAAGTGAATTCGTCTGCTGGACTCCAACATTGTTTCCTTTATCCCACAAAAAAACCTCTGAGCTATTCAGAGGTTTTTTAATTTAAGTAGGAAAAATTTAAGCTTGTTCTGCCCTGGACCTCAAGTCTTCGATTCTTTCTGCATCAGTTTCAAAATCATCTAGCAAATCTTTACAAAAAACATTGATGTCATTTTCTTGTTTAGAACTTATCATTGTTTTAATAGATTCAATTGAGTAGTTTTTTTTGCTATAGTTTTCAGTGCATTCATGCATAAACAAATAAACCCTTTCTTGCATAAGGTTCAAGTCGAGAACTTCGGCACATATTTGATCTAGCAATTGTTCCTTATCCATTTCGGAATATTCTTTTACCAATTCTGGATAGTTTTCTTTAAGCTTGTCGACGTTTTTCATTTCAAATTTAGATTTTGCAAAATCAATTGTTGAATCACTTTCAATGGGTATTTCAGATACATTTTCAAAACTGAAACTATCAGTTTCTACAAATACACTTGCTGGCATTGATGCACTCAATAAAAGAGTAAGCATTGTTAACAATAAATAAATAGATTTCATGACTTAATTTATTAAGGTTTATATTAAAACCATAAAACTATAGCTATACATTTATGATTGACTCCAACATTGTTTCCTTTATGCTACAAAAAAACCTCTGAACGATTCAGAGGTTTTTCCGAACTATGAAAAAAACAACAAACTAGATTTTAGAATTCTTACTTTTCTTTGCCTCATCTATCTTAGACCACAATTCTTTAGGATCTATTTTTTTGAGACTTTTTAATTTTGAATTATCCCAGGCTAAAGGATAGAGATCATGCATAGATTTCTTTTTATGCTTCTTATCTAAGTGTGGAGAAAGAACAGTGACTATAAGTTCCCGGTGCATTTCCCATCGCTCCTTAAATAGATTTTCCTCATAACGTTCAAAGCCTTTTATTTTATTCTTAAAGGCTCTAGGAGTAGTCTGGTAGAAATCATCCTCACGCATTTGTAAGATACCAAAGGCAATTTCTTCCAGTTCATCCCATGTTATTTCTTTGCTTTCGGTTTCGGTTTTGGAGCTTTCTTCTGGCTCACCTTTTTTTTTCCGTTTTCTGCGCCTGGAATGCTTTTCATGAAAGCATCGACCACCGTTTGCAATTTACCAGAATCCTGAAAGACTAAATCATTTAAGATGTCATCTGTATTCAAAGACTCGCCACCAGCATTTATAACTCCAGCATTTACAAGATCTCCTATTTTTTCCAAGGCATCAAATTTGGGATCTGCACTTATATTGCTAAAGGTTTTTTCAAATACCTTAATCACACCTTGGATTCCTTCTTGTTCCCAAAGCACACCAAGATGTCTAAAAGCCCCATAACCAAACTTTATAGGGTGAGATACACCCTCTATCGTGATTGATTTCATAAGCTTATATATTTGGAAGATCTACTTTCTCTAATTTCTTAGATCCAGAAAAGGATATAGAAGCTGTACCATCTTCTTCTACTGCTAGATTAAGTTCTAAACTTTCGATAATACATTCACCTTTGAACATAAAGGATGCATCTCCTTCTGAGGGAACAAATTCAATAGGGATAGCAGTATCAGTATCGTCATTGTAAAGATCGAACAAGGCTCCAAAATCGTGAGCATCTTCACCATCCGAAAGATAAACCGCCAATGCTGATGCAGAACCGCTGAAAGACTTCTGGCCTTTAGCCCTTTCTACACCATCTGTGTCTTTTGTAGATCGCTCTCTGATTTCTCTTGTAAGAGTTACGCTACATTCTGTAGAATGATATACTGTTTTGTCATCTAAGGTCATCCTTAGGTTACCATTCATTACTTTTTCTCCAGCCATAATTTCTAAGATTTAAAATTTAAATTCATAATTAATTGTGCAAAGACCTTCACGGCCATCGCTATAGTTGTAACCTGTTTCGTTCCCTTTGAACTTCCAGTTGTAACTTGATTCTTTTATAGCAGTTTCAATAGCATCTGCTATTGAACCACCTTGGTTAAGAGAGTTGGCAAATACAAACATCTCTACTGCATACTGTGCAATTCCATCTTTTGTAAGAGTTCCAGTATTGCTGAGTTTAAAATTGACAAATGGAAGTTCTTTTTCTTCTGTAGCTAGATCCCAGAATACATTGGTTTCTATCACATCCTTAATTGCTTGCAAACTCATCACTTCATTCACATGTTTTGCTGCTTCAATAATCATTTGCTTAGTTTATTAATTTGCCTTTGTACCAGTCTTTGCATTTCCTTTTTATACTTGGCAGTAACTATAGAACTTCTACTTGACCAAACTTTGTCTTTAGCCTTATCGACTACAGTGTTTATTCCTACTCTAGATCCAAGCTTATTAGACCCTATCTTAGTTCCTTTGTCTACAACCATATGCCTGTACCAACCCTGTTTATTGCCTTTTATGGACGGACGAACCACTACTTGTGGATTACCACCTACTTTGCGAGCTGGTACTGTTTCAATTGCCACAGAATCTCTCAAAGTACCAGCTGGGTAGATAGTTTCAAAGCGTTTTACATCCCTGCTACTTTTTGGCAACTCATTAGAATAAGCTGGTACAAAAGGTTTTGCTAGTTTCCTTTGTATCTTAAGCACTTCGCGCCTGGTCATTTTATCGTCTAGCTTTTTAAGCTTTTTTATAAGCTCTGCAAATCCTTCTACATCAATGTCCACGTCTTGTGCATTTAAGTTTAAGAAATCTATTTTTTTGTTGGCCAGATAATTCTATGGAGTTGATCTGGTAGATCCCATCAAAGTCCTTAACGAAATACTTTTGTCCATTCACAAATAGATCTGAGCTAAATCTTACAATGAAGGCCACCACTCCAATTCCAATGACTCTACCATCGTCATCATCTTCACTTCCTGTAAAATCTTCACGCTTTGCATACACCACCTCTTTCACCAACTCATCTTCTTGAGTGGATTCTCCGGTGTCGGTTTTGGTCGCTGTATTTTTGAATAGAGATACTTTTCTATTTAATTGTCCAGCGTGTATGTATGCAGATTTATTCATCAAAATGTTTTTCTGTAAGGTCGCAATACGTTGTGCGCTGCCTGATTAAATTTAATGGGCATATTTTCCCTGTAGGTGTCGTTGTGAGCGAATAGCAAAAGACAAGCTCTCTTTATGTCCGCAGGAATGTCCGCAACACTATAACCAAGATCTGCAGTGATAAAGATTCTATAGCCAAAATCTGAAGGGATATCCATGTCTAAGTAGAGGATCTTACTTTCGTAATTCCAATTATTATCTTGGATATCTTTCAGAGTACCATTTTCATCTTCATACTTAAGAGCTGTGATGCCATCTTCTATAATGGGAAATTTAAGTTGAAATCTATCGAACCAACCTTCAACTTTTACGGTAGATCCCTGTCGTTTTAGCACAGGATATTCCAGATAGTTTTCTATCTCGGTAGTGGCTGAATCTATAAATAATTGTAACAATGCATCTTCATCATCAAAATCTATTTTAGAATTCGCTTTTGCCTGGGCAAGAGTAACTATACTTTCTGTTGCTTCTGGAGCACCGTATGTAAGACTGAAAGTGTTCATAAATTATTTAACTATTTCGCCATCTTTGTTTTTCACTAACTCGTCAGCCTGTTTTTCTTTTAAGACAACAGTCATCCCTTTATGTTGTGGAAGACCGTATTTTCCAGCTGCATTGTGACAAAGGATCTTCACCTTTACATCCTTTTGCTTTTCTGGCTTTTTAGATTTTGCTTTCTTAGCTTTAGACTTTTCTTGATCTGCAGCTTTTTTGGCCTCACCAGTAGATTGCTCCACCTTTTCTGTGCTTTTATTTTCTTCAGACATAATTTTTAAATTTTTAATATTATATCACTCTGAGCCTGAAAGACCCAGAGCAACACAATAAATGATTATATGGTGATAAATTTGTTGGCAGAGAATGCATTTTCCTGAGCTATCTCTACACCTGCGTGAGAGTTAATTACCAATCTAATGGCATTACTCAAAGAAGCAGAATAAGGATCTTCCAATAAAGACACTGCGCCCCATTCTCCAATAAACAATTTACTAAAGTCTCCGTAAATTAAGGCCTCGTTATCTGTAAGTGTAGGCACAAGAGAAGTTGCAGCGGCATTACTACCATTTAACTCATTTCTAGTTTCCATAACGAATCGACCAGAACCAGCATCTTTCTTGGTACTCATGAAAGCAGCTCTAAGCTGGGGAGACATTAGGTAAGCTCTAGAAAGTTCAGTTGCATCTTCTGCATCTATTAAGCCCATAAGCTCAGTGACATGCTCCCATTTTGCAGCTTCCGCTGATGTTACAGAAGAAAGGACTGTTCCAGCCTTGTTCAAAATTCCTTCTGGCTCGTTGCCAGATCCAGCTCCGTTGATTGCTGCAGCATTTAGAGAAGTCTCATAAGCTCGCAAAATCATTTGTCTTACAAGGCTTTCTACATCTGGACTAGACTGTAGAATAAGTCTTCTAGAAACATCTACTGCGCCACCCAAACGTTCTGGAGAAAGTTCTGGGCCAGTAAAGTTCTTATCTTGTGGAGTAATAGCAGCATTTTCTGCTAACCATTGCATGGTGTACTTTTGTCCAACAGGAAGGGGAATAGATCCTCCAGTTAAACCGCTTAATCTTGTAGCTCCAAGAGACTCCAAGAAAGTTGCTGGTTGAAAAGGCATTTGCACTCTTGGAGTTTGATCTACAACCAATTGACCTCCCTTTTCACCACTATCACCGGTGACAGATTGAGCCCGTAAAGCAGACATAGGGATGGTAAATCTTGCATTATCTGGAGTTTCTACTCCTGCAGCTCTATTGGCCTCGATTCCAATTTCATTAAGTTCTTTTTCTGCACCTTCCAAAATGCCTTTACTTCTAAAAGCTTTGGTAATGGATGCACGCTCCGTGATTTCACGCTTTTCAGCTTCTTCACCTTTTGGTTTAGCACCACTTTTGCGCTCACCTTTTTGGGCTGCAGCTCTTTTTTCGAAGTCTTCAATTTGTCTCTCTTCTGCAATGTCAGCATCTAGTGCCTCGATTTCAGTTTGGAGAGTTGCAAATTGGGTTCTTTGTTCATCGGTGAATTTTCCATCACCTTCTTTTCTGGCCTTGACCAGATCTTCTTGAGCTTTAGTTTTTGAAGCTCTCTCTTGTTGTAACTGTGCAATTTTAAGCATGGGTATTATTTTTATTGATTAATAATTGAGCTTCAAAAACATCAAATTCTGAAGTTCTTTTTTCTTCATCTGTATCATCCTCGGCAGAGTCTGCAGATGTATCTGGTGTAAATTCTTTTCGAATCTCATTTAGGTCATTTGTATTTCTAGCCAATGCATCTGGATTGGAGTTAAGAGAAACAATAGACCACTCGACTAGCCTCTGCTGTGTAAAATACAAAACATCGGGATCTTCATTAAGATCTTCTAGTCCATATCTACCGTCTAATATTTCGGCCCTTATAGAGGCTCCACGAATTATTCCATTCTTAACCTTGTTAAAAATCTTCTCTGCTAGAGGATTGTTTTCTGCAGCTTCAAATTTTGCGCGACCTATAACTAAACCATCTTCTATAAAAACTACTGAAGTTCCAATTACACTATCAGCATCGGTGTGATTATGGTTAAAACATACAATAGGATTTGTTTCGTAGCGATCAAGCAGCCATCCATTACTTTTAAAAACAGTATCATAAGTATCTACAGCTTCACTAGAAATTACAAAGTCAATAGTTCTTTCTGCTTCGTTTATACTGTCTGCACGCACTTGTGCATTTCTTACTTGTATTTTATCCTTTGCTTTCATCAGCTAATAGTTTTTTCATTTGTTCTTCGTTAAGAAGATTAGACATTTGTAAAAATTGATCACCATCTGGATATGGGTTTAGACTTTCTAAAACTCTAATTTCGTTGGGAGTCATAGCCTTAAGGAATACCATAGACTTGTAATATTCTGCTCTGGACTTAGGATCTACCTGTAGTAGTATTTTAAAGTTTTGATCTATCGCTATCGAATTAGCTTTTTCAGGATCTGTGAAAAGCTTAAATTCGATTTCTTCTTTTATCTTTTGGGCTAAAGGTTTTACAGCAGACTGCAAATAATCCTGTTCCATTTGCACCATAGAGTTATAACCACCTTCACCCTTTATTCTTAATTTGTGATTCGGTATGTGTAACCACCTGGCGATATCTTCTGTACCACTGGCGTAGGTTTCAATAAATTTTGATTCTTCAGGATTAAGACCTATGCTTTTATATTTCATCCCTTCATCCAGTACGGCTGCTCTATGCTTATTCATAGATGTAAGCCTTTTTTCGAAGGCTGTACCTAAAGCGTCTTTTGCAGTACTGTCTATTTTTTTGTCAGATTCAATTACACCATAGCTTAGGCCTTGATCTTCTAGAGACATAGAGCCAAATTTTTGTGCATTTAATGTAACACCAAGGTTATCTGCTGCAAATTCTAAAACAGATTTTCCAAGCTTTCCATCAAATGAAAAACCCGAAACGTGAAAGACTTCGTAAGCACTGTACATCTCACTTTTGTATTGATAAAATAATTTACCTTCATGATCTATAACCGTGACTAGACTGGAATCCCAAAAGTCTAAGGATATTTTGTTTCCAGATTCATCGGTTACGATACCAGCAAAGTAATTACCCCTCAATAAAACAGTGAGAGCGATTAAATGCTTAAAGCCAAAAGGCGACTGGTGATGATTGGGTCTATTGTTAATTAACTTATTGACCGGATGGTCCTTAAGATAAGTAATATTGTTATCTGTTTTTTGTACTACAGCATGTGGAAGTATTGCTATGGAATTTGCTATCATGTCTATTCCGCTATAAAAAGCGGAAAGCGTTAATGAGGTGCGGACGTTTACCTTCTTTGAAGATTCGGTTAGGCCATAAGCAAAACCAGGAAAGCCTCCAACAAATGTTTGAGCACTTACAACTGATCTTAACGCATTTTGAAAAACAGACATATTTCTTTTATCTGCTTCAAAAATATGGGAGCTATCTAATTAAAAACTCCAACAATGTTTCCTTTGTTGGAGTTTTTAAAATTTTGCTAACAGTGTATAAAAAACATTAAAACGTTTTTTTATACGGGTGTTAACAACCCTATTTCTAAAAGCTTCAACCTCTAAACTTCCAAATGAAGCTTGAGGTCCAAAGCATTTGCCAATAGAATAGAATGGTGAAGAGAAAATAAACCTTTGCCGCTCATATTCCTATAAAAGGTAGATTGTTTCATCCCTATTATCTTAGGAAGTTCTATAAGGGAAATCCTTTTTTTCGCAGCTGTGTTTTTGATCTCTTCCAGAAATTGATGGTTTGTTTTTAGTTGCATAATTATTTTAATTTACTTTCAAATTCATTCCAACTTTTACTAAACTCATGATTGGCGAAAGCTTCTTTCAGCCCTGTTATTTGTTTAAGTCTTAAAACTTCTTCAGCATCCATGCCTAGATGTTTTGCAACTTCTAGATCTGCCCAGCCTGCTTTAGTAAGAGATAAAACAATATCACTCATTCCTTTAATAGCATGTGTTCCTCTAGCTCTGTTATGACGAATAGTTGAAGCCATTCGCTCATCTATGTTTTTATTTATAACCACTACTGGTACTTCCTTGATTTTGAAATATTCTTTAGCACATCTATATCTATGAAATCCATCAACAATAACATATTTTGAGCCATCAAAATATGTAACTATTGGCTGAGTATAACCATCTTCTTCTATACTTAATCTTAAAAGCTTCATTTCTGGAGGAGCTACACTATTTGGATTATAATCGTTTGCTTGAAGTAAATTAATATCAACAAGCTTAACATCTAATACTGGGAATTTAATTTTTTTCATTTTCTAACTCTTTTTTAAGATTTCTCATTTCTTTGGTGCTTTCCTGTATGCCTAGTAATTTACCCCATTTTTCTTTTAGTAAAACCATATCTTCTCTATCCGCTTTTGTAATTCCATAAGAAAGTGAACGACAAGCAAAATCATTTTTTTCTATTGCTTTAGCAATACGCTTCCAATGTATCCATTTGCCACTTGTGTGATCACCAAATTTTTTAATGATTTCTTTTGGAGACATTTCATCCTTTATTTTAGAAATATTTACACCTTCTTCTTTTTCAAAAAAAGCAAAAAAAATTTTTATTTTTCTTACGTAATGATCTCGAAGCTCTGGAGAGTACATTCCTAAAGATTCCAGCAAAAAAACTGCATATTGTTCCCAATTCAAATGATTTGGCTTTGAAGTGCCGTTATGGCCTAGTAAATCGGTCTTGCAATAAATATTTCCAAAATTTGCACCACTTACTCTATTCACCACCTTATGCCAAGTTTCAGGTTCTAGAGAAGCCCATTGATTAAGTGAAACCCTTTGATCTGCTCCATAGGGCTGGCAAATACGCTGTTCGTGTATTCCCATGCCGTTTTTATACATCATTTCATAGGATTTATTAAATTTCAAATTAAATTTACTTACAGCATGCCATACATCTTCTGTCCTCCAATCGTAGATAGGATAAATGTTAAATACGTTTTCTTTTATTTTCGTAGTCCAGTTTAACCCTTTATACAAATTCTTTCCAAAAGCGATAGCCCTAAACCTATTCATAGACTCATCTGTTCTTATTCCTACAAAACAACCTACCTTTTTGGAATTGTGCTTTTTCATTAACCAAAGAGGAAATTTATACATGAAATCTTCAACTTCTTCTCCAGGAACAAATAAGTTGCCAAAAGGATGATTAAATTCATTTATACAATCATTAGGCATTTCACGCACCCACTTATCTTTATCTTTTTGTAACCAAGGTTGCCAGTTGGGCTGGAATACACTACTAGCGTTATGAGAATTGAAAGGCAAGCATAAATGATAAAAATCACGTATTTGTGAAAGCTCTTTAAGCTCATAAACATGATCTATCGTTGCTTTATACTGCGCTTCATAATCTACATAAAACACATCAAAAGTTCTTTTTCTTTTTTCAGCTTCACTATTAGCAAGCTGAAGCATTACAGAAGAATCTTTACCCCCAGAAAAAGAAAAATAAACCAATTCAAATTCATCAAAAATGAAATTTATTCTTTCCATGAAAGCTTCATAAACATTAGTGTCTAAATACTTTTTCATTCTGCTATTTTTTTAAATTGCTCTAGAGTCAATTTTTTAAACTCGTTCAAGAAATTTGCCTTTTTATCTACATTTTTATACATCATATTTTCAAGACCTACATTGCCTATCAATCTACGTATAGTACAACTTTTGGTTTGCCCGGTACGGTAAATTCTTTTTATGATCTGGTCGAACAAACCAAAATCCCAATGCTGATCAAACAAAAGCATTTCATTAAAATCGTACTGGAGATTTAACCCATGACCATGTTTTTGCCAACTTAATATTCTTGCTTTAGGAAACCTTCGTTTTAATTCTTGTTGTGTATTCACAAACTTAGCGACAATTAAAGTTTGAGGATTATCTTTTAATACCTCAAAAACAACTTGAAGTTTCTCATCGCTTAAAGAATAATTATGTTGAAGCTTTTGAGTCAACATTAAAAAAAAGTTAGGTTTAGCCATAAGCCAATCTTCTGAAAGGACTTCCTCCATAATTCTTTTATGTTCTGTTTTTTCATCTTCCTGAAGCTCGTATTCAATATCTATAAAGTCTATCCCTACGTCTATTCTTAAATCAGCTCTAAAGATGTAAGGCTCAATTAATTTATGTAGATAATCCATATTATGATAAGCAATAATCCATTCTTTTGTAATGCCTTTATAAGTGCCTGGCTTCTTAATAGTCATTTGCTTATACTCGCAAAAGTTATTTTTAAATTCTGGCAAACTCATGTTTAAAATAGTAGGAGAAAGGAAATCCATTTGAGCTTTAAGATCAAGTAAGTTTCTACTCAGCGGTGTTCCGTTCAAAATATATTTGTATTGCACCATTTTACCCAATGTATGTATGCGTTGGGTTCGTTTTGCATTTTCATTCTTAATCTTTAGGCTTTCATCTACAATAATAACAGGCTTCCAAGAAGTTGATATTTTTTTAAAAATCTGTAAATAAATCCTATCCGACATGGAAATACTTTCAATACCGATCAAATCGAAATCACAATTAAAACCACCCCACTTTTCAATTTCGTGTTTTGTGCTTTCTTGGTAATTATCTGTGTTTATACATTGGTAAGGGGCTAGATACAAAACATAAGTAGGCTTTAATTCATTTACCAACTCAATTACTGGTCTTGTCTTTCCAGTGCCGGCCTCCATAAAGAAAGCACCTACTTTTTTAGTAGAAAGCTTTTCTTTACTTTTTATTTGGTCTATTAAGGGTTTCATCGTAAGTGATTTCTAAAGGATTTAGCTTTTTAGGCTTATGGTGTTTAAATTCTATTTGGCCAATATTTTTCCCATCTTTAGAAAAAATAGACCATTTCTTTGAGCTATGTTGAAGATCTACTTTGCTCAAAATCCATTCTGTTATCCAAAAAGCTCCACTTTTACTTACATCCATGTCTTGGCCGTAAAATTGACTAGCAGGTATTAAAGCTTCTGATCCATCGAAGGCTCTAGCTTTATAGCATTTACTAGAAATGCTATAAAAACTATCTAACCTTACAGATATGCACTTAGGCATTATCTTACTAGCTTACCTTTTGAAAAACGCATAGTATAAGTACCGTCTCCAAATCCATTTCCTAAATGCGCTACTTTTTTATCATTAACACATAACCATTTACCACCAATATCTGTATAAGTTTTGTAATGACTTTCTACATCTATATCATCAAATAGCAACTTATAATCGTAAACGTTATGATAACCATCTGCATAAGCTTCATTAATTTTACCAATTAATACTAAATCTTGTTCCTTAGATGAAGTAAAGGTTTCTTGAATTGTATCGCATTCCATTAATGTAACTATATCTCCTTTTTTTAAATCAAATTTAAGTTTAGAAATAGGCTTATCATACTTTAATTTAGATGGTTTTTTAAAGAAATAAAGAGCTGGAAAACTTTTATAATTAACAGTAATGTTTTTGTAATTTTTAGTTTCTACAGCATTAGTTTTTATAAACTCTTCTGGAACCTTTGTATTTAAAGAAAAAATAGTTCCCTTAGCGTTAATAAAAGAACCAGCATCTCCATATCCACCAGAGGCATAGCAAGTAATATGGGAGTCTATTGTTAAAGGCAATGTCCTGTTACTATTTAACAAAGAAAATAAAGCTTGTAAGTTTGCCTTTTCTGTTGTTAAATCTTGTAATGCTTTAAAGTTTGCATTTTCCCAAACATAATTTACATCATTAATATCACGATGTGAATTCGCTTCAAAAAATAAATCTTTATAAGATTTCTTGATTCTTGTAATTTTTTTAACAGTTTGCATAAGTTCTTGTTTTTAAGGTTACTCAAATATAAGTCTAATATTCTAATATATTAGACTATTTAAGAATATTTAACATTAAAAACTAATAAACCTCTGGATCACTGGTCTGGTAAATGCTCCGACCGTTGCTAATCTTCACCCAGTTTTTTCTGTAAAGCAAGTATTTAAACCCATCAGAATAGTTGGTGGAATACATAGGCAGCTGCTTAAGAGGTAGCTTTTCGCTAGACTTATCCTTCTTGATCACCGTTTGCCCCTTGGCATTTTTGGTGACTTTTGTTTTTGGCTTGCTCCAAAGTTTCAAAAAGTACTTTGTTGAGTTGATCGATAGAATTTTCCATAGTCGTTTTTAGTTTTTGATTTGTTTTTCTAGTTTATTTTTTAGTTTAATGCCTCGTTTA